ACATACTCGGCATAGCCTGCGCTTGGCCTGTAATCGCCAAGTGTTGCAGTTGCGTTCGTAGGTGTATATCCTGCGATTGCAGACGGTGCAGCACCATTGATGTATGCTCCAGGATCATATGTCGGTGTAACCTTTGCCGGTGCTGACGCAGTTGGTGCTGCGGTCTTCGGTTTAGGTGTCGACTTTGTCGCAGTTGTCGCAGTAGGTGTTGTCTTTGCCGGTGTCGATGCCGGAGCTGTAGTTTTTGCCGGTGTCGATGACTTTGAACTTGTTGCCTTCTTTAATGTTGAGCCTGTCTTAGGCTTCGATGACGATGTAGAACTTTTGGAAGTTGTTTTCTTCTGCGTGTTCTTCACTGCTGTCTGAGCAGCTTTCTTTACAGCAGCTGTTCCTTTATTCACAGTGCTTGCGACATTGTTCTTTTTCTTCTTTGAACTGGATTCGCTCGGTAATGGATTTGCCATCTAATATCTCTCCTTTCCTCAAGATTTCTATGCTAAATCTACATAGATTTCTCAAGGATTTCGCCTACCGCAAAAAGAGACAGACCGAAGTCTGCCTCTTCCTGTACTGAACAGATGACTACATGTTTTCCATGAGTCTTCTGATCTCGCTTCTTGTCTGCTCGTCAGGAGCCTTGTCCATGAGCTTCATCAGACCTTCCTGGATCTCGTCCTCTGCCCTGGAGTATCTGCCCATAGAGTCTCTTCTTGCATTTCTGCCTCTTCCTCTTGCGAATGACATGCCTGAGTCTCTGTAAGAACCATCCGGTTTTACAAAGTTTCCGCTGCCATCATTCATGTAGGATCTTGAGCCTGTCGGATAGGCTGTCCTTCTTGAGTATCCGTCTTCTCTTGAATATCCGTCCATAGCCATGCTGTACTCTTCTTCCTCACAGCACTCGATCACCTTTGCGATGTTCTTTGCTGCGTGAGCCAGTTTGTCAACAGCTTCGAGAGAAGACTTAGTCATTTCTCCGTTCTTGCCGTACTCTTCAAGTTCCTTGACGAGAGTGTCCTTCAGCTTGTAAAGATCGTGCATATCTCTTCCCCCTTTCCTACGCTATCCTTGTGACTGTCAGGTTCGCATTCTGTACGTTGATCGCTGTAGGTGCATCAGCTGATGTAGCTCCGAATGAGACATTTTCTACCGACAGGTTCTCACAGCATCGTCTCGGTACTGTGATGATAGCTATAGAAGTCACATTGAAATACTCATCTACTGCTGCCGGAGTCACGATAGCTCTTGATGTCTGGATCGGTTCACCATCCAGTGCAAGAGCAACAGCTATCGGTCCGACTGTGCCATCTTCCGGCACTGCGATATTCGCATTAAATACAGCTTGGTACCTTGCGAAACAGCCACATGCATTGTTGACGATGCCTCTGAGAGTAAGAATGCCTGACCCTTCTCTGTGATACACATATCCTTTGTTGCAGGGAATAGAGCCGTTCAATAATACGTTTTGATTCGGCTGTACTGTCTGCACAGCGTTGTATACATACTCTGCCATGATCGTCACCTCACCTAGAAGCTACCGCATCCGCATCCGGCATTGTTGTTGCCACATGTGAAGATGCTCTGACTTCCGTAAACCGGAACAGTTGGCACTGGGCAATTTTTGAGGCGGTTGTACAATGCGTCTACCTCGTTGTTGAGTCCGTTCTGCATTGTTGCCATGTTCAGCTGGTTCTGCAGTCCTACGTTCTCACGTTCTGCCTGTGCAAGCTGTGCCTTTACACCATCAAGTTCAAGAGCGCAGAGCTTGTCTAATATCGCCTGTGTTCCTCTGGTCTGTGAATCGATGATGTCTCTGGTGTTGTTTGCATCAGCGAATCTTGTCATATTGCCTTCGTTCTGAACAATGTTCTGAGTCTGGCAAGTAGCAAGTCTGTTCTCGCAGCAGCAGTCAGCAAGCTGTGACTGGAGTGCGAACCTCTGATTCATGTCTGCCATCTGTCTTGCATTAGCCGAAATCTCGCTCTGAGCAAAGCCGTTAGCAATGCTTGAGTTTACTCCGGCAAAGCCGTTACAGAGCTGTGTGCTGATGTCTGAAACTCCATCCCTGATAGAAGTGATGTTGGTGTTCAGCATCTGATCTCTGAAACCATCATTGATAGTCTCGGTCTGATTCATCCACGGATACAGTGAACCGGCACCACCATCGAAGCCGTTTCCGCCCCATCCGTTATTGCCCCATCCAAGGAGCAGTAGAAGGATGATCCATGCCCAGTCTCCGCCAAAGCCCATGCCGTTTCCGTTTCCGCCATACATTGGTCCTACCGGCATTACCATGCCGTTTCCACTTTCTTCAAAAGCCATTTTCTAGTCCCCTTTCTTTTTAAAAGATTCTGTTTATGTCATCACCTTCGGCCGTTAGGTGTTAACATCTGCTGTATCTGCTGTGCCTGTTTCACAGCTGCGTCATACTGTGCCTGGGAGACCCTTCCTGAGTTCATCATCTGCTGTATCATCTGATTGGGATCTCCGCCTTTTGCTTTCAGCTGACTTAGCTGCTGCATGAATTGCATGATGTTCATTTCTTCTTGCTCCCTTCCATATCGTCAAATTTCGCCCTGAGAGCGTTTATTTCGTCCTTGAGGAGTAACACATCATCTTTTGTCGCATAATCGTTCTCAGCCAAAATCTGCTTGTTCTGCGGTTTAATGTCTCGGAATGTGTAATCGAGTATTCTCATGCTCGGCATTCCGCTTGCATCAGCAGTCTTGATGTAAATCGTCTGTGACTCGTTATCGAACAGGGCCACTGTACTACCTGGTGCTACAAGGTAACTCTTTGCAGCTCCCTCTCCCTGCACCCATGTCAATGAGCTTGCATTCTGCTGCGGAGCCTGTGGCTGCGGTTGTGCCATCTGTTGTGGCTGATACATCTGCATCGGCTGATAGTTAACCGGAAAATAATTATTGTATGCCATTACTCTTCACTCTCCTTTCGGTACCAGACATACTGAGGGATCTCCTTGCTTGAGTCCCAGCTGTCATACAGATCGCCATCCTGTACACATGCGACATGCCCACCAAAGGCAAGGACGTATGTGCCATGCGGATGATCCTCGCAGAAGTCCTCTGCCGTATAACAGACCGGACATGTGTCTTCTATAGCTTTCCTGTAGAAACCATGCTGTCTCAGAGTCGCACCCCAAACTGCGTCTGAGGAAGGCATATCTCCCATCTGAAGGCCGTTCATGACAAGTGCAATGTAGGCAGCTTCCCATCCCATGTTGAGTGCCTTTGCTATAGCTCTGACAGCGCAGTCTCCGACCTTCCTGCCTATGGGATTACTGTTCCATTCAACGTATGCCATATCTTTCACCATCCTTTCTGATGAAATTTTTGCACTAAAAAAGCACCCTGACGATGTCATCAGAGTGCCAGTATTGTGCCTCTTACAGATGCCGAAAGATAATGTCTTCAGATTTGTAAACTATTCTTTTGATTTGCCGAGGAGACATCTCGAACTCTTCTGCAAGAGGTTCGTAACATATTCCGTCTATCAGCCTTCGCTTCATGATCGCACGATGCTTCTCGTTCAAGATCCATTCATCGATGGCCTCTGTCAGTTCTGTTCTGGAATAGTCTCTCATGGTTTTCTTCTAGCCGACGCAGCTACATAGTTTGCATTGCCTCTACCGCTTGCACGAACAGTTACCTTCTTCCTTCGTGCTGTCCCTTTGCTCTTGGATCTGTCACGCTTAGTGATAGTTTTCCGTTTCACTTGTATCTTACTCGCCATTGTTTATAACCCCATCCATACCGGATTCAAGATAATTGGCATTCGCATTGTCCTGTCCCTCGATAGTATATGATTCCGATGAAAAGTCATACTGGTTCCATACATACAGCCATGCCATGTTGGTTCCTACCATCAGAAGGATTGTGATCAGCAATGCGATCAGCAGCCTCTTGACTGTCCTCTCATGCCTTGCTGCTTCGGCCTCATATACTATGTACGGCACCTTGTTATCTTCCATGCTTAGTTCCCCTTTATGTACTTCTTCGTGCTGTCAAATACTGTTGTAGGATCAGACTGCAGAACCCATGAACCATTGACCTTCTTGTAGGCCGTGACTTCTGTATTTGTGCTGAATCGAATATTTCTAATGTATCTGCCTATGTTATGCAGGCATCTCTACCATCTTGCTTGATATGCCTGAGTAATTCGAAGCCGACTGATATGCCGACAATGTACCTGCAGGAACGTAGACTACGAGGTCAGATGGCAAGTTGTTGAATGTGCTTGAGCCTGCTGTTGGCGGAGTTGTTCGCTCAAAGATAAGTTGTGCGAGTGAAGAGCAATTTTGGAACGCATAGTCACCGATGTTCGTCACGCTGACAGGTATCGTTACCGATGCGAGTGAATAGCAATTGTTGAACACACTACTGCCGATGTTCGTCACGCTGACAGGTATCGTTACCGATGCGAGTGAATAGCAAGGTTTGAACACACCACGGCCGATGTTCGTAACGCTTTCAGGCATCGTTAGCGATGCGAGCGCAGAGCAAAAGCTGAACGCAAATTCACCGATGCTCGTCATGCTTTCAGGCATCGTCACTGAAGCGAGTGAATAGCAATTTTCGAACGCATGGTCACCGATGCTCGTCACGTTTTCAGGTATCGTTACCGACGCGAGTGAAGAGCAATTTTGGAACGCATAGGTGTAGATGTTCGTCATGCTTTCAGGCATCGTCACTGAAGCGAGTGAATAGCATCTTTGAAACGCATAGGCGCCTATGCTCGTCACATGACTGCCACAGCGCACCCCTTTGACTGCATTCTGATACGCCCTCTGCCCATTCGTCTGCCCATAAGATCCGTTAAATATTACCTGCGAGCCTGTTGAACTTGAGCTGTAACCTGTGAACCCAAGACTGCCTGACTCCATATGCAGTTTGATCGTGAACATCTCGCCTGTGTCAGGATATGTATGCTGAATAGATTTCAACGTACTTGTGCTCGTTCCTGTTAACGTATCGTGAGCAGAACCATCACCCCAATCGATATCTACTGTGCCATTAGGACAGCAACCGAGATACGGCTTGTTCCTGCCGATGCCAAGCCGAATGTCTATCTCTGTGTCACCACTTGTAGTAACGTACATCTGACCTATGTTCAGCCTGCCGTACTTGGCAACGTATGCCTGCGCATCAGCAAGTGTCCAATTCCATCCCTGTGCTGTGAGTCCTGTGTGTGTAGGATTTGCAGGCATGGCTGACAGATTGGCAAATTCCGTTGCAGTATAGGCATCGACTACTGTGCCATCATAGTCATAGAAGTTTACTCCCTTAGGCGAAACTGATGCACTGCCACCGCCACTAACATTAACGTCAGCGTTAGCGTACTGTGTAACATCCACAACACCATTCTGCGTGATGGAAATCGTACCGCTCGGAGTGATGCCACCACTTGCCGTACCTGTTAGTTTCTGTCCGTTCGCATATGCCGTGTACCCTTGCAGAATCTTGTCTGCCGTTGCCGTTGCATCGGTTGTGTCATCGAAAGCAACCAATCCACCACCCTGCTGTGGTAATTTTACACTCGGAACGTCTGGGAATATCGCTCCCATAAAATCAATATTCTTTGCCATGTTTCACCTCTACTGAATCGTCAGAACCTTTGTTGTGCTATCCTGTGATACTGTCGGAACAGTTAAAGAACCAGCCACTCCGAGAACTGTCTTACCGTTAAGCAGATTAGCCGAAACCAAATCGGTAACAGCCGAGGCTTTAAGCGATACAGTTCCGCCCGAAGTGTAGCCAGCTGGTATCGTGACGGTTCCAGCCTTAGTTGAAATTTCTCCGCTTGTACTTCCATTGTTAGCCATCGAACCGCTGACCGAACCACTCGCACCGAATGCGGACTTTCCTGTCAGTATGTCCGATGAAGAAGCAGTAGCTCCAGCCGTATCGTAGAACTTGGCTGTGCCTCCTCCGCTTTTAGGAATGTTCACCTCTGGAACATTCGAGTATGTTACTCCGTTGATTATTACGTTCTGTGCCATTTAATCATTCTCCTATGAAACTGTTATCGTTGAGCCGTTATATGTGATAAGTCCGTAATTATTAGGAATCGGTTTTACTACGATATCCCTTTTGGTACACAGACCTTCTGTATTAAGGACCTGTGTGCTTTGTGTCGGTGTTACCTCATAAGGCCCCTGAAAGTTTGGCGGAGATACTGTCAAAGGAACTGTGAGCTTGCCACTAAGTGTGTGCTTCTTGCTCAGCTTGCCGACCAGCTTGCCGTAGACTTTCACCTAGATCACCTCCCCCATAGGTGTGAGGATGCCACTGATGAATGTGTCCACGGAGCCATCTGCATGAGTCAGCTCAACATCGTAAACATATTCAGGATAGACAAGTTTCTTTGTCTCCTCAGGTGACAGAGTGAATGTCAGTGTGTCTACAGGTATGTCCTTCGTCATGACAAGCTGTGAGGCTGTATTCCCGTTCCTGTATCCCAGAGCGAGAGCAAAACGGAATTTGTCCTCTGCGTTCGGAGTGTATGCTTCGCCATCAAGTGTAGGAGCCACGCTGAGTGTCATTGTGTCTCCCCTTGTGATGTATATGTGGTTTCTCTCGACTTTGAGCATATCTTCTATTCTCCTATCCGGTCTTTCGCATCAGCAGATCTATCTTGCCTTCTGCGATGTATAACCTCTCTATCACATTGTTGTGCTTGTCTACCTTGCCTTCCAGTTCCTTCAGCCTGTACTCTACCAAAGCGATGGTCTTGTCATTCTGCTTGTTAGCTGTGTATACAGCAACAAGTGCGCTTATCACGGCACCGACTATTGATCCTATCAATGCTCCTACTCCTGCGCTCACGATCATCACCTCACTTTGCTCTCAACACTTGCAGAGTGCTGTGTTTCACATTGCTTGCGTTATATTTCTCAACATCCTTCTGGATGATCGGGAACCGGATCTCTCTGCCGGCTTCAGCTATTCTTCCACCACCCATGTAGATGAGTGTGTGCTGGCTGCCGTTCGTCTTTTTGTATCTGATGATGTCTCCGGCCTTCAGTGTCCCTGATGGGATCTTCTTGCCTTTGAATACGATCTTCATAGTGCTTGGCACTGCTGGGAATGCATCTTTATTTCCCTTCAGACACAGGAAGTCCTTGCTGACTCCTGCTGCTCTGACGCATGTGCTGACAAAATATCCGCAGTCACTTTGAGCCTCTTTGGATGTCTTGGCCATGAACTTCTTGAGTGCAGTCTTGTACACAGCCTTTGCGGAACCTGTCTTGTATGCCCACTTCTTTGAATCAGTGCCGTATGCCCAGGCATACTCAGTTGCCTTGTCGCAGATCTTCTCAGCCTTTGTCTTTACCCTGGGTGTGGCATTCTGCTTGTTTATCCATGTCTGTAGGGCCTTGACCGACTTAGGGCCGAAGGCTCCGTCTACAGTTGTGCCGACCATCTTCTGTACGGCTTTGGATGTCTTGGCTCCCCACGATCCGTCCTGAGACACTCCGGCTCTCTTCTGCAGGGCCTTTATAGTGCCTTTGCCCAGTATGCCATCGGCCTTGATGCCGAGTGCCTTCTGGAGCATTGCTATGCTGTTGTATCCGAAGTATCCGTCTACCTCAAGCTGTGCGTCTTTCCACTTTGCAGGGAAGTGCGGTCTGAACACTCCGCATACATATTTTTCAGGACGCAGCTTCTGTGCTACGATTCCACCTGATGTGTTTCCCTCGATGGTGTAGACTTCCTGGTCACTTTTGCGCTCTCTGACAAATCCGATATGATTAGGGATGCCGTTTGGTTCCCAGTCAAAATAGATGATGTCCATCGGGAGTGCGAGATAGATCGGGATCTGTGCCAGATACTGCTGACACCATTTGATACTCTGCGGACAGTATGTAGGTTTCTTCCCATCAAAGTACAGTGACGAGTCCCCACCTTCATGTGCGATGTAATCTACAAACGCATTGCACCATGCAGCTCCGGCAGGAAGGCCACAGAACTTGCGGAACTTTGCTCCGCCCTGTCCGAGATACTTCTGCGCTATCTTCAGCAGTTCGGTGTTACTCTTCCCCATTCCATTCACCTTCTTCCTCAAGCCAGGAGTCTTCAGGCTCTTCTGCGCTCATATACACATGCTCTCTGTATGCCACTTCAGGCAGCCCTGTTGCTATGGATGTCAGTGCCGAATACACTGCTGCCGAAAATGCTGACATCAGTATTACTTTCCAGTTCAGCTCCGTGATGAGCTGTCCGGCTGTCCATGTAGCGAGGATCACCTGAAGAAATGTTCTGAATGCTCTAAGGCCCAATGCCTTCCAAAATTCTCTGCTCATTGTCTGCTCCTTTCTGTTTTCCATAACATAACAAAAGAGGCAGATTTTTTCGTCTGCCCCCTTTTTCAGTGCTATTTTGCGGTAGCTGCATGACTTGTTGCATTTATACCAGGCAAAGATATCTGACGTTCATATTTGTGGTGATACTTGAACTTGAGATATTTCTTACTTGAGCCGAGTAGTTGTTGTTAGCATACTGTACAGAGACAGGCAGAACATTGCTGTTGTTAGTCGAATATCCGACTATTCCGAGGCATGTTCCACCACTCGGCAGATCACCATTTATGAGCGTATAAAGGTTGGTGTATGCACTTGAGTTTCCAGCAGCTGTATAATTCCAGGTTACTGTGCGAATAGAGAATGATGTCTTTTGGGGCAGCGCATCTACCTCTGCTCTTGTAGGTATCATTATCCATTCTCCCCAAGTACCGGAAACCTTAAACCGTTGATACACAGTATTGGTAGTTGCTGCGCTTCCATTAGACCTTATAATTTGCATCGCAATGTTTGTTGAACTTCCGTTAATGTGAAATATGGTTCCATAGGTATCACTTACAGGAAATGTCCCCTGCACATTCCTTCCGCTTGCTACTCTTTCATAAACATAAACTCCGGTCTCTATTGAAGATGTGTCTATGTTGGTTCCGGCAGGCAGGTATGCGCTTGACACTCTGTCCAGCGCATTGTTTGCCAGTGTTTTCACAGCATCCACCGCACTCTTCACGCTCTGTGCTGATCCGGCAATGGTGCTGCCGGTGTAAGTCTCGACTATGTGCTTTGCAAGGTTTGAAACAGATAGCT